GCAGCGAGATATTCTACACCGGACTATACCGCAATGTTGACAGCGTTAAGGGGTTGGGGCAGATAGATATTTGTTGGGTTGATGAGGCTGAAAATGCAAGCGAGCAAAGTTGGTTAAAACTCGTTCCCTCTATTCGCGCAAGAAATTCTGAAATATGGGCAACTTGGAATCCTGAGCGGCTGGATTCAGCCACGAGAAAACGGTTTATTGTTTCGCCCCCTGAGTCGATTGCAATAGCAGAGATCAACTGGCGTGACAATCCTTGGTTCCCCGATGTTCTGGAAAAGGAACGGGTTGAATTACAGAGCAGAGACAATGACGCTTATTTGCATGTGTGGGAAGGTCAGTGTATTACCCGATCGGACGCTCAGGTTATGGCGGGGCGCTGGGAAGTGCGGGAGTTTGACGATGCGGGCATGGGAACGCCGATGTTAGGCGCAGACTGGGGATTCTCGCAAGACCCGACTGCACTTATTAAGTGTTATGCACACAATCAAGCGCTGTGGGTGAGCCATGAGGCATTTGGCAAGGCCGTGGAATTGTTAGACCTGCCAGCGATGTTCGACGGCATCCCTGATATTCGGCGGCACAGGATTTATTGTGACTCTGCCAGACCTGAGACTATTTCGTACATGCGTGGCGTTGGATTTGATTGCGTGGCGGCTGACAAGTGGAGCGGCTCTGTTAAGGATGGAATTAGTCATTTGCGTGGGGCATACGACAAGATATACATTCATCCACGCTGTAGCAATCTGATTGCAGAGTTCGGACGGTACAGTTATAAGATAGATCGGAGCACAGAACTGCCTACCGATCAGATTATCGACGCACACAATCACGGCATAGACGCGCTCAGGTATGCGGTAGGCAATCGGATACAGCGGAAGCAACAATCGACCGCGCCAAAAACAGCGGCAATCGTCCCTGTTGTATCAAGATGGCGTTAGTGGTATAAGGCGAAATACTTGAGGGTAAGCGATGGCGAGAAAGACAAAAGAAGTTTTGCACGGTGAAGTTTTCGAGCGCGCTCGCAAGCAGTTCAGTGCAATTATGGGCGCTCAACGCGCAGAGCGTGAGTTGTGCCTATCTGATCGCCGCTTTTACTCGATAGCAGGCGCGCAATGGGAAGGTGCGCTGTCTGAGCAATTCGAGAACCGGCCGCAATTTGAGTTCAATAAGATTCACTTGGCTGTGATTCGCATCATCAACGAGTACCGAAACAACCGGATGAGCGTTGTTTTTGTTCCAAAGGACGGCGCGCAAGAGAAAAGCAATGATGACATTACCGGCATTTATCGCGCTGATATGAATATGTCATGTGGTGAGGAAGCGAAGGACAATGCTTTTGAGGAAGCTGTCGGCGGTGGGTTTGGCGCGTACAGGTTGCGGAATGTTGAAGAAGATGAGTTCGACAGCGCCAACGAAAAACAAAAAATAATTGCCGAGCCTATTTATGACGCGGATAGTTGCGTGTTCTTTGACCTGTCGGCAAAACGACAAGACAAGTCTGACGCTAATCATGCGTATGTGCTTCGCGGCGTTCCATACGATGAATATATTGCAGAATATAACGACAACCCCGCATCATGGCCTAAAGATGTGAGCATGGTGGAATTTGATTGGTTGATTGGTAAAGACACAGTTTACATTGCAGAGTATTACGAGAAAGAATTTACGAAAGAGACTCTACGAGTTTTCCGTGGTGTGGATGGCACAGAGCAGACTTATAGTGATGAAGAACTTGATGATGAACTTGATGAAATACTTGAGGTAACTGGATTTCGTGAAGTTCGACAGCGCAAGATAAAAAAATGCCGCGTACATAAATACCTGTTGTCGGGTGGTGGGATTATTGATGATTGCGGTTACATTGCGGGCAGAGATATTCCTATTGTTCCTGTGTACGGCAAGCGTTGGATGGTTGACGGCGTAGAGCGTTGCATGGGTCATGTGCGCTTGGCGAAGGATGCACAAAGACTAAAAAATCTACAACTATCAAAACTTGGTGAAATATCCGCGCTGTCGAGCGTCGAAAAGCCGATCTTAACGCCCGAGCAGGTAAGCGGTCATGAGGTGATGTGGGCAGAGGATAATGTTCGACAGTATCCTTATCTGCTCATAAATCCGATCACAGACACAAACGGCAATTCAACAGCAGTGCCGCCAACTGGATACACAAGACCGCCTGCTGTGCCGCCAGCGCTTGCCGCGCTACTGCAAACAACAGAGCAGGATATTCGCGACATTCTGGGCAATCCTGAGCGCGCTGAGATTGTGTCGCCCAACGCTTCAGGTGTTGCGATCGAGTTGGCGCAATCCAAAGTAGATATGCAGACCTTTATATATTTGTCCAACTTTGCAAAGGCTGAAAAACGCTGCGCGGAAATTTGGTTGGGCATGGCTAAAGAAGTGTATGTCGAAGAGAGCCGAAAACTCCGAACAGTAAATGATGCTGGTGAGCTTGGTTCTGTTGCTATCAACTCACCAATGCTTAGTCCTGAAACTGGGGCGGTAGAATACAACAATGATTTAAGTTCGCAATCATTTGATGTGGTTGTCGATGTTGTGCCGTCTAGTGTTTCTCGCCGCGCAGCCACTGTTCGCGCGCTCACACAAATGATTGGGATGACACAGGATCCAGAAACGCAGCAAGTGTTGTCCGCTACTGCTATGATGAACATGGATGCAGAGGGCATTTCTGATATTCGCAAGTATTTCCGAAACAAACTGCTACAGATTGGCGCTGTCGAACCAACGAAAGAAGAAGCGGCGCAGTTAGCGGCAGCGCAGCAAGCACAAAGCGCGCGGCCTGATGTACAAGCAGAGTTCTTTATGGCTGAGGCGGAAAAAGCGCAGGCTAACGCTGCTAAGGCAAGGGCTGAGACAGTATTAACAATGGCAAAAGTGGATCAGACTAGAGCAGACACTGTCTCAACGATGGCGGATATCGAGAAAACAAAACAAGAGACACGGTCTAGCATTCAAAAAGACTACGCAGAAACGCTAGACCGACTAAAAGAAAATGGTAATGATTTATTGGTGACCGCTGAGCCACAAGTCAGCGAGCAAAAACCGGCACCCGCCCAGCCGGAAAGTTTGGGTGAGTTAGGAGCGATCCAATGAGTGACGAAGAAGAGCTGTTGATTGATGATGTCGAGCATGAAGCGGATGTCGAACTGGAAACAGAAGAGACTGAAGATGAGGGCGAGATTGTTGTTAGCATCGACGGCGAAGAAGCAAGCGAGAAAGAAGAAGCGGAGCCTGCGCCTGAATGGGTGAAGGATCTGCGAAAAAAGCACCGCGAGCTTGAGCGAGAAAACCGCGATCTGAGAGCCAAAGTATCTGCTGCGAATGGCATGGAAAATGCTCCTGCTATTTTGCCGAAGAAGCCAAGGCTTGATGATGACGGCATTGATTATGACCAAGAAAAGTACGAAGCGGAGTTAGATGCTTGGTATGCCAAAAAAGCTGACTTTGACAGACAGGAGCGCGAGAACGAAAAAACGGAAGCAGAGAAGCAAAATAGCTTTAATGCCAAGCTGGAATCGTACAATCAAGCGCGAGAGAAAATCAGGGTTCCAGACTTCGAGGATGCTGAGGGTAATCTAATCAATGCGCTTGATAGAACCCAACAAGGTATTATCATTGATGCGTGCGAAAATCCTGCTTTGTTGGTGTATGCTCTCGGTCGAAATCAAGGCAAACTCAATGAGTTGGCGGCGATTAAAAATCCTGTGCAGTTTGCTTATGCAGTCTCAAAATTGGAGAACACCATGAAAGTCACCAAAAAAACAGCAGCAGCAGAAGTGGAAAAAATGCCGCCATCGTTTGGTGGTAAATCCGTTGCTTCGGCTGATAAAAACCTTGACCGCCTTCGCGCTGAAGCTGAAAAGACCGGCGATTATTCAAAGGTTATGCAGTATAAAAAACAGCTCAAGGCTAAAAAATAATTTAGGAGAAATACCATGAGTAATGCATTTTCAAAAGAAGAACGCGTAGCGTTTGAAACGCTGCTAGAAGGCTTCAACGATGCGGAAGTAATGAGCCGCAATGTTGATAAATATGCCACTGACGGCATGACGATGGCGCGCGCAAACGACACCATGTGGCTGCCTCAGCCATATATCATGCAGTCGTTTTCCGGCATGGATCAAACAGCCAACTTCAAGGATGTAACACAATTATCTGTGCCTGCAACCTTGGGCTACAGCAAGTCCGTTCCGTGGACAATGGACGCGAAAGAGCTGCGCGACGCGCTGCAGGAACAGCGTCTTGGCGATTCTGCGCGTCAAAAGCTGGCTTCTGATATCAATGTCGCTGTTTTGGCTGCCGCTGCCACTTACGGCGGTTTGGTTGTCAAAAAAGGCACACCGACTGGCTTTGATGACATCGCAACTTGTGATGCGCTGATGAACGAAGTGGGTGTAGAGCAGTTCGACCGTAAACTCGCATTGTCTAGCCGCGACTACAACCGCATTGCTGGCAATTTGGCTGGCCGTCAAAATCTGGAAAACCGCACCGAGACAGCGTATGACTACGCTCGCATCGGCATGGTGTCTGGGTTTGAGTCGTTCAAGCTGGATTATCCTAAGCGGTTGCAAGCGGCTGGTGGTGGTGGCTCTATTACTATCGACACTCGCGTGGCTGCTAACAACTTCTACACGCCGCGCGCAACTAGCACCGCTGTGACGGGTGAAGTTAGCAATGTAGACAACCGTTTCCAGACCATCACCGTTAGCGCAACTGCTGGCGTTGCAGCTGGGGACTCGTTCACTATCAACGGCGTAACGCAATGCCACTTGATCAGCAAAGAAGATACGGCGCAGCCAAAAACCTTCCGCGTTGTTTCTGTCACTGACGGCACTCACTTGGTTATCACGCCACCGCTGATTTCAGCGCAGGGCGCGTCTGATGCAGAGAAGCAGTACCAGAACGCGAAAGTGGCTGGCACTGGTCTTGCAACCGCTGCGATCACATGGCTGAACACAGTTGCTTGTGCAATGAACCCGTTTTGGCACAAAGGCGCGATCAAGTTGTTGCCCGGCAGCTATGCGGTGGATAACAACACGGGCGCTTCTATCCTGCGCGGTAAAACCGATTCGGGTATTGAGGTTGTGTTGCAGAAGCAGTATGACATTGCGACAATGAAAACGCGCTTCCGCGTGGATACATTGTTCGGTGTTGTGAATGCTGCGCCTGAACAGTCTGGCATTTTGTTGTTCGATCAGACCTAAGTTTGCGGCGGGGGAAACCCCGCCCATTCTTTTTTGGAGTGTGTATGGGTTGGTCAAAACGTCAATTTTGCGAAGCGGCTTATGAAGATATTGGTCTTGCTGGCTATGTTTTTAATTTGCAGCCTGAGCAATTGCAGATTGCCGTCAAGCGGCTTGATTCGATGATGGCGAGTTGGAATGCGCGCGGCATTCGTCTTGGTTATCCAATTCCAGAAAATCCAAAGTTCACAGATTTAACAGCAGATACTAATGTGCCGGATTACGCGAACGAGGCGGTATATAAAAACCTTGCGCTTAAAATTGCGCCGGTTCACGGCAAACAGATTGCAGGTGATCTTCGAGTTGATGCGAAGGTTGCCTATAACGCGATGCTGACCAAGTCGGTTGGTGTGCGTGAGATGGCGATAGGGAGATTGCCTGCGGGTGCAGGTGCAAAATGTCCTACTAGCCCGTTCATTGAGCGAGCTATTGATGATCTGCAATCAGGGCTTGACGGCTATATTGAATATGCAGGAAATGAAAACGCAAGCGGTGAGGATTTCAGCTAATGCCACAAATTAACCAGCTACCGACAAGAAAATTAAAGGCGGGGGATTTATTGCCGTTTTTCAGTTCCGCTAATGGCGATGCCGCAAAAACTTCCATGTCGGAGATTGCTGCGCTTGTTGCGGAATTGAACGCGCAGAGCCCACAGGCAGCACAAACGCGGTTTGGGCTGGCAGTTCAGCCAGCGAACGAGCTTGATTATTCCGATGCGGAAACGGGCTTTTGGCTGGTTCTTGCGATTGCTGGAGGTGGAACGCTTGAACTGCGTTTGCCATCTGTGACTGACTTAGCAGAAGGCACAGAGGTTCGAGTTTCGGTTATCGGCACAGGCATTACAACAACAACATGGCTATCGACTGACGCCACATTTGATTCAATGATTCCCGTTGAATTGCAGAACGATCACAGGTTCACGATTAAATATACGGCGGTGGAGCAGAAGTGGTATCTGGTTAGCACTGCTGCTGAAATGTTCATGCCAGAAAATCCATTCCCATCGCCGGAGTGAGTGAATGAAGGTACCTATCCTGTCAGGTATTTACGCGGACAAGACTGGCAATGTCAGAGCCAGTTATCCGGTGAATATGCGCCCAGTGCCTATGCCAACAGGTGTGAATGACAGCTATTTGCAGCAGTGGTATGGGATAGACAAGATAACCGACACGCTTGGGCTTGATCGCGGTGGAATCAATTGGAACGACACGCTTTATCGCGTGTTCGGGACAAAGTTGGTTAAAGTCTCTGACATTGGCGGCGTAGATGTATTGGGCGATGTAGGCTCTGGCGGCAATGTAAAGATGACATACTCATTTGATCGTCTCGCAATCAATTCCGGCGATCGTCTGTACTATTGGGACGGCTCAACATTCGAGCAGGTAACCGATCCAGATTTAGGGGAGGTGAATGATGTTGAGTGGGTAGATGGTTACTTTATGACCACCGATGGTGAGTTCATTGTGGTCACTGAATTAAATGACCCCATGAGTGTGAACCCACTAAAATATGGCAGCGCTGAAAGCGATCCTGATCCTATTCAGAGAATAATCAGGCTGAACGGACAAATGTATGCAATAGGTCGTTATTCGACTGAGGTTTTCCGCAACATTGGCGGCTCAAACTTTCCTTTTCAGGTGGTGCGCGGTGCAACTTCGGCGCGCGGTTGTGTTGGAAATCGTGCTGCCTGCGTGTACAACAATGTTATCTTCATGGTTGGCAGTGGCCGCAATGAGGATATTGGCGTGTATGCTGTGGGCGATGGCGGCAATCAAAAAATCAGCTCACAAGATATAGACAGAGAGCTAAACGCATACCCGCCTACTGTGCTGAAAAATGTGCTAGTTGAATCGTTCCAAAAAGATGGTGAATTGTTTTTCATGGTCCACCTGCCGGATAAAACTTTCTGCTATGACATTGCGGCAACACAAATACTTGGCTATCCGGCGTGGTTTGTTTTGTCTAGCGGTGTCAATGGCGCGGGGATTTATCGCGCAAGAAACCATGTGCGATGCTATGGAAAGTGGTGGGTTGGCGATCCGAAAGATTCCAAGCTAGGCGTTCTTACTGATAAACCCACTCAATGGGGTGAAGTGTTTGGGTGGTCATTCTCAACGCAGATGCTATACCTTGAAGCGCACAATGGGCTGATACATAAGCTGGAATTGATCGCACAAAACGGCGCAGGAAATTATCACAAAGACAACACAATCTACACGCAATATTCCGATGACGGGATAAGCTGGAGCCAGCCAGCGTATGCGAACGCTGGAAGGTTTGGATCTACGCGCAAAAGGATCATGTGGCTTCTGCAAGGCATGATTAGGCAGGTGCGTGTGCAGAGGTTTTTCGGCAGCAGCGATGCAAACCTTACGGTGCATTGTTTAGATGTTGAGGTGGAGGCTCTGTATGTCTAATTCTTCTTTATCGCTTAATCGCGAAACGCTGGCAAGATTCCTGCCAACGATGGAAGCTATTATTGCGTTTGAAGAACTATTTGATACGGTAAACATCGCGCAAGTTGATACAAATGAGGCGCTAGAATCCGAGATTCTGGCTCTGTATTCTAGGGCTGCAGGACAGGCGAGAGACATAAAAAACTCGTTTGATCTTCTGCTTTCCGAGCTAACGACACGGCGGCATAGCATTGATAAACTGCGTGCAGATGTTGATTTGATAAAACATTATTTGGGGATATAAATGGCGATCACATTCCTACAATTATTTGCTCCGAATGTAGTTGGTTCCGCAGCGGCAGAAGTGTTGTACACGGTTCCGCCTGTACCAAGCAGCACAATCCTTCGTAACGGTCGGGTGCGGTTCTGTAATACGACCGCCGGAGCCGTTACGATAAAAGCATGGGCTGTTCCGCCGTCTGGTTCAGCGTCTGATAGCAATATGTGCTTGCCAGACACCAGTATATCGGCGAATGGGTATCTTGATATTGATGTTCCTACTATGTCAGCAGGGTATACTTTACAGGCGCAGGCTGGCGCAGCTTCAAGTATCACGGCAACCAACTTAGACGGCTTTTTGCAGAGTTAAATATGAATTTAGCTAATTTGACAGAAAAAGAAATTGCCACGCTGAAAGTTGCTGCGTTTCGTGAGCAGGTTTTTGATTTGCAGCAAGCGTTAACGGCTGCTGTTGCGGACAATGTATTGCAGCGCGATTCGTCAGAGTTGTTCAATCATTACGCCAAAGGCGTTTATACGCGGACTCTGGCCATGCCTGCTGGTAGTTTGATTGTGGGGAAGATCCATAAGTTTTCACACTTAAACATAATTCATAAAGGGCGCATTCGGGTACAAACTGAGGACGGCTACTGCATTTACGATGCGACAGAGTTCCCTGTGTTTTTTGTCTCGAAAGCTGGCACAAAGCGCGTGGTGTTTCCTGAGACCGACACGATCTGGACAACAATACACCCGACCGGATGCGATGAAGTGATAGACGACTTGGATTATTTGGAGCGTAAGCTGTACGCGGACAGCTACGATGAGATGCCGAAATTAGAGAGCGTGGGAGGTTGATATGTCGGTTTGGGTAGCAGGTGGAACAGTATTGTCGGCAGGGATTAACTACGCCTCAACACAAAGCGCGCAAGGCGCGGCGCAAGGCGCACAAGAAGATGCGTTAGCGCAGCAACAAATGGCAATGCAGCAAATAATGAATATGCTGAAGCCGTACCGAAAAGCTGGGGTTGCTGGATTGAATGCACAGCTTGATTTGCTTGGGCTTAACGGCACAAAACCGCAGCAGACCGCTATTGATGCGCTGGAAGCATCGCCATATTTCACTTCGCAAGTTAAAGCAGGTGAGGAAGCGTTGTTGCAGAATGCGTCAGCTACTGGCGGGCTGAGGGGCGGGAATACGGCTGCGGCTTTGGCTCAATTTCGGCCGCAAATGCTAACGCAGACAATCGAGAATCAGTACGGGAAACTGGCTGGATTATCGGCAGCGGGTCAGAATGCGGCTGTAAATACAGGGGTCGGAACGCAGGGATATCAGAGCAATATCGCAAACATCATGGGAAACATAGGCAGCATTGCCGCTCAGGGTGCGATTGCACAAGGGACAAACTTGACCAATTTAATTGGTGGTCTTGCTGGCGCGATTGGGCAGTACAAAGGCGGGAGCAGCACAGAGGGGTTGCTTGGTGGTGGATCAGGCTCTGGTGTGACGAATAACTATGCGCCGCGAACAAATATAGACGGCAGTTATACAAATCTTGGTGCGGGGATTCCATAATGGCAAGCAATCCTTTTTTAATCGACGCGCCGGATGTGGCGATGCGCTACAACCAAGGATTTGATATTGGTCGCCAGCGCGCAATGCAGGATCAGGCAATCAAGGATCAAGTAGCGGCGCAGCAAGCACAAGCGGCGATGATGCGGGATATAAATTCTGTCTCGCAAAATCCAGCGGCAACCGCAAAGGATTATGTCGGTCTTATGATGCGTTATCCTTCTATGGCGGGGAACATTAAGGATTCGCTATCGACGCTGAATACAGCACAGCAGCAGTCGATGATGTCCGATATGTCTCAGATTTACGCAGCCGCACAAAACGGGCGCTCAGACATTGCCACTACACTTACGCAGCGACTCTATGATGTTGCTCAAAGCTCTGGTGATGAGCAGGGCGTTATGCGATATGGCGCAATGCTGGCAGGACAGCAGGCAGACCCGAATTATCTTAAGAACACCTCAGGGATTGCGTTGTCGGCAGTGTATGGCGACAAGTTCGCTGATATGTTTCCAAAGGTTGTTGACGCGCAGCAGAAGGTAGATTTGATGCCTTACACCACGCAGGAAGCGGCAGGGAAAGGCGCAGAGGCAGAAGCTAAAGGCGCTCTGGCTTATGAAGCCGGTCTGACAGATATTGAAAGCAAAAAAGAAGAAACGAAAAGTAGGGTTTTGCAGCGCAGTATTGATGCAAAAAAACTACAACTGGAAGGCGAGAAAAACGAGATTGAACGCCAAAAACTCCAAAAAGAAATATCGGAAGGCGAAGCTGAGTTATCGAAAAATAGAAAGACAGCATTTTCACAAGCGCAAGGAAAGATTGATGGCGTTCAAGATTCGATTGATACGATAGACAGACTGTATTCTCACAGCGGTTTTTCCAGTGCGGCAGGCACAGGCGCATCGTTAGAAGGCTACCTAAGCAGTAGTGAGGGCGCTGGAGCAAAAGCGATACTTGATACTGTTAGATCGCAGCAGTTCCTATCTAATTTGATGGCAGCAAAAGAAGGTGGTGCGTCTTTTGGTGCGATAACGGAAGGCGAAGCGAAAAAATTAGAAGAGAGCGTAGCGGCGGCAACATCGGCGCAAAGCGTTGAGGATCTGAAAGCAAACCTAGATGTGATTCGCGGGATCTTGTCTCGACGCAGACAGGATATTCTTGCGTCAGGCGATCTACCAACATCCGGCGGGCGTTATTTAGGCAAGAATCAAAAAACAGGGGCGGCTGTTACGCAAGGCATGGTGAATGCTGTGATGATGAAGCGCCCCGATTTGACGCAAGCGCAAGTTGTTAATGCTCTTCTGGGTTCAGCGCAATGAAGGGCTTTCCAACAAGCTACAAGGATCAGGCATACAATGATTTAGATGCTGCAACAGAGCAGCGTCTAGGGCTGCCGTCTGGGTCAGTGTCTGGGTTGCGGTTGTACGGCGAAAAGTCAAACGCTGATCAGGTCAGTTCTGTTGGGGCAAGGACTCCTTATCAATTCACGCCTACCACGCGAAAGCTGATAATTAACAAATACGGGGTTGATCCGTATTTGTCGCCCGAAAACGCATCTGATGCTGCCGGTCTTTTAATGAAAGAATCGTTGCAGCGCAATAAGGGCGACTTAGAGCAGGCAATTGGTGAATACCACGGCGGCACAAATCGCAAGGCGTGGGGTCCTGTTAATCGCGCATATCGTGCGCGTGTAATGTCTGGGATTAACAGCGGCGCAGCGCCAGCTGCTGAAGCTCCGGCGCAATCTGGAAGCGATGGTTACGATCTTGATGCCTTACTAGCACAGGTCGATGCCGTTGGGACAAGCCAAAAGGCAGAAGCGCAGACTGTCGCTCCAGAGCAGCAAGAGCAGGGCGATGAATACGATCTTGATGCGCTGTTGGCTCAGGTATCAGAAGCCGAAAGCAGACCTGCGGCGGAAGGCGAAGTGTCATTCGCTGACATAGGCAAGGCACCAGAAGTTGACACGCGTGGGGTGGTGGAGAAAACAAAAGACGCCGCTGTGAACGCTGTGACTGGCAACGATCGAAAGGTAGAAAGCACTGAGGCGCTGCCAGATTGGACAGAAATGCCTGAATTGCAGGGTGCTAATCTTTTCGGAGACTCTACAGCTGGTCGCATGTTGAGCAACCTGAATCCACTGAACCAGCTCGCAGATTTAGCCGTAAATCCACGCGGCACACTGACAAAAGCTGTTACGAGCTTCACTGGCGCAGATGAGACAGCAAAAATACTGAAAGCGCAAAACCCTGACATGCAGATTACTCAAGATGCGCAGGGTAATTATCTTTTTACATCCCCGACTGACGGTAAAACATACGCCTATAAGCCTGGATTACGCGCGTCAGATATTCCGCGAATAGCAGCGCAGACAGCGGCATATACAGCTGGCGCGCCCGAAACTATCGCAGGCAGGGCATTATTAAGTGCTGGTGTTCAGGGTGCTATTGAGACGGGCGAGGCGGCGGCTGGCGGTGATTTCGACGCGGATCAGGTTGCGCTTGCGGGTCTGTCTGTTCCGGCTATTGAAGTGCCAATGAAAGCGGCCGCGCCTGCTGTAAGGTCGCTTGCGTCAAAAGTTTTGCCTAAAAAAGCCGCGCAGAATGTTGGCGATGTTGTGGCACCTGTCGCCAAAGAATTGGATGCGGGCGGTGTAACTTCTGCTGTTGATGTGCCAGTCAAGTCGATGGATGAGATGATAAACGCGGTAGAAGTTCCCGATGCGGATTTTGCTGGGTTGGTGAAAAAAGCGCAGGCAAACACTATCGGATCGACAGCGGCAAAGGAAAAACTTGCCGATATTGTTGCGGTAAACCAAGATGCTGCGGATGCGGCAAAAGCACTAGGTCTTGATTTGCCGACTGATATTCTGGCGGATTCTAGACAACTTGCCGAGGCTGCTGCTGCTGGTCGCGGCATACAAACAAGCAAAGACTCGCAAGCGTGGTTTGCTACCATGAAGGCAACAAATGAGAAAATGGAGGAGGCATTAAAAAAACTTGATGCGGTAGACGATATGTCTTTAGTTTCGCAAAAAGTGAAGGAATCGCTTGATGTGCAGACAAAAACAGCGCGCGCCGATGCGGGGAAATTATACAAAGAAGTCGATGAAGCTGTTCCTCGTTCCAGCGTAGCCGATGTGACAGAAACGAAAAGGCTAATTGAAGAAACGCTGGCAGAGGTTGGAGAAGCAAATCTTAGCAGTGGCGAGAAAAAGCTGCTGGAATTGATACGCGATCCAGATACAACTATTGCCGCGATGAACCGTCAGCGCGAAGAAATAGGTGCTGCACTGGCAGGGAAAGACAGCGCATACATGCAGGGCGGCAGGTCTGAATTGGGAATGCTTAAACGCATGTATGGTGCGATGGCGCAAGATAAATACAACACCATCCTGCAACATGGCGGCGAAGATGCAGCAAATAAACTGCTTGCGGCGAACAAGTTAAGCGCCAATGCCGCACGAATTGAGAAGCGAATAATTGAAGGGTTTGGAAAGGAAGGCGAAGGCAGTGTTGCCACGGCGATAAGAACCGCATTAAAAGCAGGCGCAAGTGCTGGCGATGTAAAGTCTATAAACAAGTTGATGCGCGTGGTTCCTACAGAAAACAAGCGCGAAGTGCTAATGTCCGGCATTCTTTCATTGGCGACAACGAAAAGCGGGCATTTCAACACAAAAGCGTTTTCCGAGCTTTACCAAGGGTTACGCAAAAACTCCGAGGTGTATAAGTCAATTTCGCAACACCTATCGCCTGCCGAGCAAAACATTCTGCGCGATATGTATGTCATATCGAAGCGCGTGAGTGCAGCCGAGCAGCTTATTAGCAAGACCGGCAAGGCTAATCAGCCGTTGATTAAAGCGCTATCCGATGGCTCGCTTTTGCAAAAATTGGCAGAATCTAATGCTGGTCAGATTGCCGCAAAAACAGCAGGCGCGGCATCTGTTGGTATGGTGTCGCCTTCTACAATCATTCAAGCCGTTGCCAAAACTCCTGAGAATAGGCTGCTTGCTGTCACTCAGTTTTTGGGTAGTGATGAGTTCGCAAATCTTGCCAGCAAACAGGCTGGCAGCAATGCAGAGAAGACGGCAATTAATAAGGTGGCGGCCTCGAAAAAATTTGCTACACTCGCAAAACAAATGAACGCCCGCGATTTTAGCGAAAGACAGAAATTATTGTCTGGTATATTGCAGACTATTGCAGCCGAACAAAGAGAGAGCGAATAAATGAGAGCGATACAGCAACCTTTTGAGGTCTACTTTGATTTAGACGGGGCGCCCCTTGAAGGTGGTGCTATCTACATCGGGGAGGCGAACAAAAACCCAGAGCTGTATCCTGTGCAGGTTTTCACTGACAAAACAGGAATGCAGCCTATTGCACAGCCGATCGGCACGATTGGCGGGTATTTGTCGCGCAATGGATCGCCGTGCGCTCTGTTTACTGCGTCATCGTACTCAATGACGGTGAGGAATAGTCGAGGCGAGATTGTCTACAATCTGCGCGACTCTGCCGAGGGTGGCAGTCAGGGAGGAGATGGAACAGAGAATGCTATTGATGATTTTGGTGCTGTTGGCGATGGTGTAACAGACAACTTTTCTGCGCTGACGGATATTTTTTCCAGCACGGATGGCAAGGTTTTTGTTCCGGCAGGAATCTATAATCTTGAGTCGATGGTTACGATCGACATTGAAAACATGGAGATTTGCGGTGTTCGCGGTCAAACAATTATCAGATCGTCGAACCTGTCGAACCTGTTTGATCTTGTTCGCATGGTTAATTCCAAGATTTGCGGAATCACTTTTTTATCTGAATCTGCGCTCGTTACTGCGGCAGACGGCGTTGTTTGTGGTGGCTCTGCTGTGCTTGATAATTCCGTCATTACATGGTGCCAATTTGAGGCGCCTTTATGTAATGCGGGCGGGTTTGTTGTGAACGGCACAACAACAATTAACGACTTTTTATTTATTGATAATGTTGTAAGAAATGTTGGGGCAAAAGGAGTTTTGTTTTCAGGGTCGGTGTGTTCGGGTCTGAAGTTAGATATGAACTCAATAGAAAACACCGGATTGTTTGCATCGGCTGATGGTGATGGGTTGAGCATAGGAGACGCAATGCATGATGCAGCTGTATCTAACACAACGATTATCAACGCTAAAACCAATGTATTTAATCTATACAACCACTCAAGGTCGACTATAGACGGGCTGAATTGTTCTGGCAATTCGCGGGTGTGCGGCGCAAAAATATCTGGGACTGTCGATGTTAAGCTGGATGATATTTTTCTGCCGCTTTCTGATTATTTTATTGTTGACGCATCAACAAACATTCGCGCGTCAAATGTAAATATAAAATCCAGCGCAATAAACGCGCTGAGGTTTACTGGGGTATCGCAGTTCAACGAGTTCCATTTAGGCACTTGGGACAACTCCGCATCGGCTGATAATGTTAATGGTGCAGTAGTGTTATCAGATGGAGCAGGCGCACAAAAAAACAGGCTCTCGCATTTGCGGCTAGAGCCTCGCACTGGCAAAACAATGGTCAGACAAATAAACACGGCAAAACAGCCAGAGGTTATCCACTGTTACAATGCATCGAGTGGAGATGTTGTATCGAGTGATCTGCTTGATTGGACAGGCTTTACGCTAGCGACAGAAGCGGGTCTTGTCTTAGACAAAGAAGCGAAGTATCAAATAAATAACGGCATTGTTACTTGCTACTTCCGCATATTTGTTACTGAAGATGTTGGCGTTTTGCCCCCCACAAATACATTCAGAATTGACGGATTGCCGGTAGCACCAGATAGGCGACTTCTTTGTGGAGATCCATCGCCAGCTGACGTGATATACGCGATCGCAGGTGCTGCAACAATATACAACCCAGCCACTTTACCATCACCTACAAAAGGATATTGTTTCGTGGAATATCAGAATATAGCCGTTCTCGATCCGTCACCAGCGCAGGATAGGATTATGCTGAGAATAATCTACGGAGACGGTAGCACAGACATGTCAACTTGGCGCGATAATGGAGTATGTGTCGGCAGCTTTTCTTACCCATCGGGGGCATAAATTATGACAATTTTAGCAGTAGAAAAAAACGACAAACTCACAGACGCAATCTGGAAACTGCAAGGACAAACATTGGCGTCTCGTGACATTGCAATTATCGACACAGGCGCAGGCTCTACTTACACAATGACGGCGGAAGAAAGTGCCGCTGCGGTGTGGGTTTTTGCTGGTGGCACTTCTGATTGTACGGTTACGCCGGTCTATAATAATTTGACGCAGGGCGTTAAAAATATAGTCACGGAGGTCTCAGGCCACGATATAACGATTTACGGAAATGGTTTTGCCGCAGGCGCTTACGGAGTGTTTGGTGCGTTCTTAGATTCAGTCGGTTATTTCAGTGTTCTTTCTTTGACAGACGGAGCGACAAACTCGCGTGTATTTGAACAAAATTCAACGACATACAACCTCGCGGATTTAATCAACGGAACCTACAATTATTTCTCCAACGCTTCTGCCGTAACTTTAACCGTGCAGCCGAACGCAACTGCTGCAATACCGGCAAATGCAGCGTATGAAATTGAGCGGCGAGGTGCTGGTGATTTAACTATTGTTGCAGGCAGCGGTGTAACAATTTTGCCACCGAAAGGCGGAAGTTTGATTTTAGAAGACGGCGATTTTGTCGTGTTAAAATGCACTGGCGTGGACACATACAAGCTCGTTGGCAGCACGCAATGAGCGGCATGATGATGGCTGCTGCCGCTTCTGCTGGCGGTGGTTCCCCCCTAGCGCCAAGTAAATATCTGGCTATTGGTATGCAGAATACAGATAATCTTCAAATCTTCGATGTAGCAACATCAACACAAATGACGATTGCTGGTTCGCAACCAACCGCTCGTGGTTATCCCAAGTTTTCTCCTGACGAAACAAAGCTGGCTATTTCCGTAACCACAAATGGAGTAAAAGTTTACCAAGGTCCAGCATGGTCTTTGATACCAACACCAACTCCGACAGGTGGTGGTTTAGACGGTAAGTGTTGTGATTGGTCGCCGGATGGTTTGACGCTCGCAGTAGCCGGTCTGTACGGTAATAAGTTGGCATTGTACGACACATCAAGTTGGGCGGTAAAAACAAACCCCTCGACATTGCCCACACAAAATACAAATGGCGTGGCGTATTCTCCGGATGGAACAAAGCTGGCCTTTGTTGGGGATGGTGGAACACTCACGGTATATAATTCAGCAACCTTAACAGTCATCAATCAACAGGTTTTGTCTGGCACACCTTCATTGAATAAACTGGCTTGGTATCCGGATGGGTCCAAAATAGTTATTGCCGGAGCAGTAACCAGTGCCAAAAGCATTTGGATAGTAGACACCACAACATGGGCTGTAACTACTCCGGCCATTCAGCCAACAGACTCAACTTACGATGTGGCAATATCCAAAGATGGATTATTAGCTGCGTTTGCGTGGAGTGTTACTGCCGATAAGTTTCTAGTCTATAACATACCAAGTTGGACACGAGTTGCTGCCCCATCAACACCTCCCACAGATAACGAATCCAAAGGCGTTGCCTTTTCGGCGGATGGTAAACATTTGTCCATCACACAAAGCAGCAACACCGGATCTGCTGGGGTATTGACTTATAGAGTGTCGGATTGGAGTTTACAGCCCGCCCTTGTACCTCATATCCAAGACAATTGTTATGGCATAGACTATTCTTAGTCAACTCGCTGTTGAGGTATAAATTATGAGTATTAAGCAAGTAATCAGCACTAAAGACAGCACTGGATAATTATTTTTCAGTTCTTTAATAAACACGAGGCAAAACAGCATGAACGCAGTCAATATCACAGTCCCTTTTCTTTTCAACGGTGTTCACTACGCTGGTATGAGTATTCATAACGGTGTCGATTTTGAATTGATCGACGCGCCGTGCGGCGCAGGCCGCCAGCTCATTAAACTGATCGGCGCGGAAAATTATCCAGACGGTATTTTTTGGGATGCGGTTTCGGCTGTAACCACTAGCGAGCCAGCGCATC